CTGGGCCACGGTTCAAAGGATGGTGGTGGACGCCCCGAGCGTAGAACAGAAGGACGGAGGAAACGACCCGGAGCCGGTCGCTATTACGGCGGATAACGCGCAGGACATATTAAACGCAATTAACAGACTACAACGATGAGCGTAAATATAGGGTCGCTCGAATTCGAGCTTATAGCCAAAAACGGGCAAATTAACGACGCCCTGGACGAAACCGGGAAGCGAATACAGGGGCTTTCCGATATTTCCGTCAAGAGCGGCGAGAACATGGAAGAAAGCTTCAAGAAGGCCGCCGCGGATATTGAAAAGACCTGGGGCGACCTTGACACCGCCGGGCGCAGCCTTTCCGACAGCGCGAAAGAGCTGGCCAAGCAATACGCGGAAGTTGATGCCAAGCTGAAAGCCGTACAGAGCCGCAACAATTCGACCGTAACGCAGGAAGAAATCTATGCGCTGCGCGAGAAAAAGAAGGCCTTACAGGAAGCGATGGAGCTAAACCAGAAGGCCACGGCGGAAGTAGACCGCCAAGCGGAAGCCTTGCAGAAGGCGGAAGCGCGTATTAACAAATTCAGCGAGCAAATCCGCAATAACGACGGGGCGCAGAAAAGCCTGCGGACCCAATTACGCGCCGTTATTGAGGAATTAGCCAGGATGGAGGAAGCCGGGCAGCGCGGAACAGAAGCTTACGCAAAGCTCCAGCAGGAAGCCGGCCGCCTTCAAAACGCGATGGGCGACGCCCAGAAGCAGGCGCAGATCCTGGCACACGATAACGCGGGCCTGCAGGGCGTTATTAGCGCCGTTTCAGGCGTAGCCGGGGCCTTTTCCGCCGCCCAGGGCGTTATCGGCTTATTTGGGGCGGAAAACGAGAATTTACAGAAGATAATGCTCCGGGTCCAGAGCCTTATGAGCATAACGATGGGCCTGCAGCAAGTAGCGAACACCCTAAACAAAGATAGCTATTTTTCCGTCGTTATTCTTGCGAAGATCCGGGCAGCCTATAACGCGGAGCTTGCGAAAAGCACCGGCGCGCTGGCAGCCACCACGGCAGCCCAGACAGCCGAAAACGTAAGCGCCACCGCCGGGACCGTAGCAAACACCGGCCTGGCCGCATCCTTCCGGGCCGTAGGGGCCGCGATTAAGTCTATACCGGTATTCGGGTGGATAGCCGCAGCAATAGGCGCAATTATAGCCGTCGCGGCGAAGTTCATAAAGCAGGCCCGCGAAGCAAAGAAGGCTATTACGGACTTCCAGAACGCCGTCGCGGAAGGCGCAGCCCCCGCAATAGGCGCAGTAACAGAGCTTGCAGGAGCCTGGGCGAAGTTAGGCGACAATATCAAGGCAAAAGAGCAATTCCTGAAGGACAATAAAGCCCGGCTGGACCAGCTGGGCGTCTCCATAACCAGCGTAAAGGACGCGGAAGCCCTTTTCAATAACGGGGCGGAAGCCTACGTAAAGGCCCAGATGGCCCGGGCAAAGGCGGACGCTTACAGGGCGCTGCAGCAAGACAACCTAAAGAAGCAGATCCAGCTGCAGCAGGAAATAGACAGCATGCCGGACAAAGTAACGCAGTTCACGCCCGGCGGCATGTTCGGGGGCTCCATAGCCTACGAAACCGATAACAAGGCGAAGGACAAAAAGAAGGCAGAGCTGGCGGAGCTTACAGCCACCATCGAAAAGGGCTACGCGGATGCCACCGCCGCGGAGCAGGAAGGCCTGCGGATCCTACGCGAAGCCGGGCTTTTGACGACCGGCGGAGGGGGCGGCGGCAGCAACGGACCCAGCGCCGCGGAGCAGTTCAAGAAAGAGCTGGATGACAAAAAGAAGGCCTACGAACAATTTAAGCAGTGGGCCGCATCTTCCGACACCATAGTCAGGGACGCAGCCGCCCAGCAATACGCGGAGCTTTTGAAGGGCGGGGAGAATTACGTGGACTACCTTAAGAACCTACGCGCCCAGCTTGTAGAAGCCATGCACGGGGACGGGACCAAAGCCCAGAAGGAGCAGCTGGCCGCCCTTAACACCGCCATCGCAGAGGAAACGAAGGGGGCCGCCCTTGCGGAGTTTAAGGCCGCCTTACAGGAACAGATCGACGGGGCAAACGGCATCCTTGACGTATTGAACATCATCCAGGAGCGCCGCAAGGCCCTGGAAGGCGACGACAGCGAGCTGGCGAAGCAGGAAGGCGCAGCACTTGACGAAGCCGAAAGCGACGCCGTACAGAAGCAGAAGGAACAGACAAACGCCCTCCTTGAACAATACGCGGACTATTTGGACCAGAAGGTCCGACTCGCCCAGGACTACGCAAACGACGTAGCCCTGCTTGAAGCCGCCCTTACAGCCACGGAGGATGAGGAAGAAAAGAAGCGGATCCAGCGCGCCATCGATAACCGAAAGCGCCAATACGACCAGGCCGCCGGCGAGGACTACGAAGCCATGCTGGCCGAATACGGGACCTTTGAGGAAAAGAAGGCCTTAATCGTAGCGGAATACGCGGAGAAACGCCGCCAGGCGGAAATCCTTGCAGCCGAAAGCGGGAATACTTCTATTCTTGAAGGCCTGGACAAAGCGCAGGCGCAGGCCCTTAGCAAGCTGGCCGCCGAGACCTTGCAGGCTTCCGAACAATGGGCTGAGCTTTTCGGAAACCTTGACGAATTGACGGCGACCCAGATAGAGGACCTGGTGGCGGAGATTGAAAAGCAATTTTCCAGCCTTTCCGGCGTATTCGACCCCGTAGACCTTAAGACGATCCGGGACAAACTTAACGAAGCCAAAGCGGTCCTCTACCAAGAAAACCCCTTTGCACAGATGGCCGCCAGCTTGCGCGCGATATTCAACAACGCCAGCAAGGACAGCAAGACCAGCGCGAAGGACATAAAGAAAAACTGGAAGCAGCTGGGCGAAGCCACGAAGTCAAGCTTTGAGTTTGTAAGCGACGCGATAAACAGCTGCGCCCCCTTGAAGGACGCCATCGGCGAAGTCGGAACCACGGCTATAACTTCGCTTATGAGTACGGCAGCCGTAGCCGTAGGAGTAGCGACGGCCATAAAGACGGCCGAAAAAGCCTCCGTTATTCTTGCGATTATTCAGGCCGCCCTGGTCGTAGTAAACGCCGTCGTGGACGTAATTAAGGCCATTTGCGGAAACCAGGACAAACAGATCGAGGAAAGCATCAAGAAACACGAACAGCAAATTAACCGGCTTAGCAACGCTTACAACCAGCTAAAATGGGAGATTGACAAGGCACTGGGAGAAGATTATTACCAGAAGCAGGGCAAAGCCATAGAGAACCTCCGCAAGCAGAACGCGGAGCTTCGAGAGCAAGCCCGCCTGGAAGCTTCCAAGAAAAAGAGCGACTCCGAAAAAATAGACGACTTTACGGAGAAGCAAGCCCAGAACTTGCGCAATATTCAGGACATCATCCAGGAAATAACGGAGGAAGTAACGCAAACCACGGCTTCCGAATTTTCCGACCAGCTGGCGGACGGTATTACGGAGCTATTCAGCACCGGGATGAGCAAGTCCCAAATTAAAAAGACTTCCGAGCAGATCGCCCAGGAGATTATGGCGAACGCCGTAAAGGCCGCCGTAAGTAAGCAGTTCTTAACGGGACCCTTGCAGGCCGCCATGAAGCAGCTGCAGGCCGCTATGGGCTTCGACTCCGAAGGAAACGGGACCTTTGACGGCTTGACCCCGCAGGAGCAGCAGGCATTTAAGGACCGCGTCCACGCCATCGCCGCGAACTACGCGGAAGCTATGAAGGTTTACGCGGACCTTTATAAAGAGCTTGACGGGGCGGACACCACGACGCTGGCCGGCGCTATTGCAGGGGCCAGCCAGGAAAGCATCGACCTGCTGGCAGGCCAGACGAACGCCGTCCGGGAAAACCAGGTTACAAGTATAGACCTACTTAGGGAGCAGCTTATCCACCTGGCCAGCATAGACGCCCGCGTCGGCGAAGCGAACGCCATTATTCGGGACATCTATAACGAATTACGGGGCGCGCCCAGCCTTGACCGCGAACTGCGCGCTTCCGGTTATACAGGAGACTAAAAAATGAGCATTAACAAGGAATTAGCAAAGGCGGCACAGGCCGCCGGCGTATGCAAGGAATGGCACGAACGGCTCCTTTGTACGGAGACCGTAGAAGGGCTGGCCGCGCTATTCTTTAACGGCATAGACTTCTGCCTGAGCAAGGGCGTCCCGAGCCTTGAATATTTGCGCGGAATTCCCCGGGACGTAAGGAACGCCGTAAACATTTACGTGGACGAAAAGAACCTTAACCTGGGGAACGGAGGGCGCGCAGCCTTTTACGGAGAGACGGAAGCGGTGGCCGTTTATAACGGCTACCATTCCGCCCTGCTTTACGCCACAGGCGACACCCGGCTGCACGTTCTGGCGACCGGGAACGCCGTAGTTACCCTGGACGCTTTCGACCGTTCCCGCGTAACCGTTGAAGCCAGGGACTCCGCCCGCGTTACCGTATTCCAGTACGAAGGGGCATCCGTTGAAACCATAACCGGCGAAAACCCGGGGACGGTTAAAGTCGTAGTTAAACACAAAAAAACATACTAACAATGGCCACCAGAGAAGAAAATATTATTTTGAACCTGCCCTTTGATGAAGCGCAGGGAGCCGCAAAGGCTTACGATTATAGCCGCGGACGCCACGACGCCACCCTGACCGGGGCGAACTTTGTACCGGGCCGCCAGGGCAACTGCATCGAATTCGACGGAGCAGGCCGGGCGGAGATAGAAACGGACTTTGTGCCGCTTACTTCCAACTTTACCCTCACCGCCTGGATCCGCCGCAAGCAATACCCGGACGGCTATACAGGCGCGAAAATAGGCGTATTTTTCAACTGCCCGGGCGTTAATAACTTCCGGGAAGCCTGGTACGACGTAAACCCGGAAACGTGGGGCTTCTGGGCCATAGTAAAGAACGGGCGCGAAGTAAGCGTTTACCTTGACACGCAGCTGGTCGGAACGCTAAACCTTCCTTCCAACCCGGAAGGCTTTAGCATCCTTCAAGACATTTACAGCACGGAATACGGGTACGCATGCCTGGACGAAGTAAAGATTTACGACGTAGCGCTGACGCAGGAAGAAATTACGGAGCTTATCAGCACCGCCACCTCCCTGGAATACTACCTTAACGGCGTAAACTTCAAAGACCACGGGGTCCGCGTATCTTCCAGCAACGGCATCCTGGACCGCCCGGCGACAAAGAAGCCGTACAGCGTAGACTGGCCCGACGAACACGGGGAAATAGTAGATCTTTCCCGCCGCCGCTTTGAGCCGCGCGAAATCACCCTTTCCTGCTTTATTCAGGCGAAGGGGAAAATAGACTTTGTTACGAAGCTTAACGCCTTCCTTGCGCAGTTTGACGGAGACGGAACGCAGCGCCTTATGATTGACATCCACCCGACAAAGCCGCTCGTTTACGAGGTTTACCTGCCGAACGCCGTAGCTATTTCCAAGCGCTGGAACGACAGCCTTATGGTCGGAACGTTCACGCTTAAGCTAAAGGAGCCGGAACCGGTAAAGAGGGTGGTCCGACACCAGAGGACCAGCAGCACAACGGCGACGCTTTCCATCACCCTAACAACGCCCAAGCTTATGACCATATACTGGGGCGACGGAACGGCCACCTACGACGTCGCCGGCGAAGGCGTAACCGTAACGCACGAATACCAGGAAGAAGGGATTTACTACGCTATTGTGGCGGGCGTAATTGAAGAAATTACAGACTTCGAGACAAACGGAATCGTCGTATGGACCAAATTATAATAATTCACAAAGACGGAACGACCCTGCCGCTCATGCGGCGGGGGGCCGTTTCCGGCGTTACCAGCGCCAAGCAAAAGAAAGCTTTTGCAGGGGCGGACACCGTAACGCTGACCGTAGAGAGCGCCCTGCCCCTTGACTTCCAGCTGGGGGACAAAATAGTCGCTTTCAGCGGGGAAACGTACACGCTTAACGCCCTGGCCCCGGTCAAGAAGATAGGCCCGCGGCGCTTTGAATATACGCTTACTTTGGAGGGCCGGCAATATGAGCTGATAGACGCCCAATGGCTGCTCCCGGACGGCTTGATGCTTGACAGCTTTACGGGGACCCTTGCGCAATTCGCCGCCATTCTTATCAGCAACGCGAACCGCCGGCAGCCAGGACGCTGGGTCCTGGGGACCGTTCCAGCCGAAAGCGACTACAAAACGCTGACCTATTCCGGAAAGAATTGCTTAGAGGTCCTGTGGGACCTTTGCAGCCAATACGGGGTGGAAAGCGAGATTATAGAGGACGCCCAGGCCGGAACCCTTACTTTGCACTTCCGGAACGTCGGCCAGGTATTCCCGTTTACGTTCAAATACGGGCGCGGCGGCGGGCTTTACAACCTGGAACGCAAGGCGGTCACAGGTACGAACGTAATAACGCGCCTATACGTTTACGGCGGGAATAAGAACCTTCCGGCCGGCTACCGGTATAACCGGCTATGCCTTCCAGCGAAGCAGAAAAACGAGAGCTACATCGAGGATCCGGACGCCGTAGCAAGATACGGGATCCGGGAAGGCCGTAAGGAATATAACGACATTTTCCCGCAGCGTTACGGCGCAGTTACAGCCCTGGGCGCGGACGTTCTTAGCTTTGTAGATAATACGATGGACTTCGACCTGAACGAGAGGGACCAGGAGGGAAACACCAAGTGGCTCCGGGACGGCATGCCGGCAAAGGTTCAGTTCACGACGGGCCAGCTGGCCGGCTATTCGTTTGAGCTTCAAAGCTACGACCACGCCACAAAGACGATCCGAATTAAAGCCTTCCAGGACTCCAGCGGCTACACTTTCCCGGACGCAGCAAGCGCCGCCCGGCAATTCGCCGTCGGGGATAAGTATTTTTTCACGGAAATACAGCTGCCGCAGAGCTACGTGGACGCTGCCGAAAACGCCACGCAGGCGGCCGGCGCGGCGGACTATAACAACACGAAAGCCCCGCAAGCCAGCTATGCCCTGGACCTTGAAAAACTTTTCCTTAAGCAATTCGCAGGCGAAGGGACGGAAGCCGCCCTTTTCCAGCCGGGCGACTATTTGACCGTACAGGACGACGACCTGGGGGTGGAGCGCAGCATCCGCATCAAGGAATTAACGCGGGACCTTTTGGATCCGTACAAATATTCCGTAACGCTTTCCGACACAGCCGCCCGGGCTTCCAGCCTGGTGCGCACTATTGCAGACGTAGAGGACCTAAAAGAGATCATCGAAATAAACCAGCTTAACGACCCGCAGAAGGCCCGCCGTAACTGGCGCGCCACGCAGGACGTCCTCTCCGCCGTATTCGACCCGGAAGGCCACTATTACAGCGAGAAAATACGCCCGCTTTCCATTGAAACGACGATGCTGGCCGTGGGAGCCAAAAGCCAGCAGTTCACGCTGGCCGGCATAACCTTTGAACCGAACTATAACGGGGACGCGAACGCGATCGCTTCAAGCGCCGGCGTTCTGGTACACTTCGCCATCGAGGAAACCATCAGGACCTGGGCGCTGGCCGGCGTTTCCGTTTCAGGACTTGCGGCGGGAACTATTTACTACGTATACGCCCGCTGCAGCAAGACCGGCACGGCGGGAAATATTGTAATAGACGCCACGCAGCGCATGGCGGACGCAGATCCGACGTACTACTATTTTCTTATAGGCACACTTTCCAGCGTCATAACGGACTCCGGCGGAGCCAGGGGCGCGCGCGTTCTTTCCCTTACTTACGGAAGCAGCACCGTGAACGGCCGCTTTATTACGACCGGCCGGATCCAGAGCAGCGGCGGAAGCCCTACGTATTTCGACCTGGATAACGGCGAAATCGGCGGAAAAATCAAGTTCACGGCGGCGGACGGAACCAGCAAGAACGTAGCAGATCTGGACACCATAGCGAACGACGCGAAGGACTATATAGACAACACCCTGCCGGGCATCCTTTCGGATATTCAGGCGCAGCTGGACGGGCAGATCGAACAATTTTTTGAGACCTACGACCCGACAACCAGCAACCTGCCCGCAAGCGGATGGAGCGCCCAGGAAAAGGAAAACCACCTGGGGGACCTTTTCTATAACACCGCAAACGGCAAGGTCTTCCGCTGGGTAAAGGAAAACGGGGCCTACAAGTGGCAGGAATTGAGCGACGCGGAGGTCGCCCAGGCCTTGCAGCTTGCGAACGACGCGCTGGACCTTGCGCGCGAAAAGCGCCGTATTTTCGTAACTCAGCCGGTCCCGCCCTACGAGGTCGGCGACCTTTGGGTCCAGGGTTCAGGCGGGGACATCATGCGATGCAAGACCGCCAGAGCTTCCGGGAATTACAACGCTTCCGACTGGGAGAAAGCGAGCAAGTACACCGACGACACCGCCCTGCAGAACTTTATAACGGGGCAGTTTGCGACCGTTACGGCGGACCTTACGACCCAGATAGACGGCAAGATCGAAACCTGGTTTACGGACAGCGACCCGGCGACCGCCTGGACCACGGCAGCGCTAAAGGCTAAGCACGTAGGCGATATGTGGTACAGCGCCACGGCGAAGCAGCTAAAGCGCTATACCGTAAGCGGAAGCACATACAGCTGGCAGCCCATAGAGGACAAAAAGGCCCTGGAAGCCTACGACGCAGCCAGCAACGCCCAGGACACCGCGGACGGGAAACGCCGCGTCTTTGTTTCCCAGCCTACGACCCCCTACGACGTGGGAGACTTATGGCTAAAGACCGAAAGCAACGGAAACAAGGTAATTTATAGATGCTTTACGGCGCGCGCTTCCGGTTCATTCATAGCCAGCGACTGGGACGAAGCGGTCACCTACGACAACACAAAGACCGTAATAGACGGGGGCCTGGTTACTTCCGGAACGGTTCAGCTTGCAGGCGACGACCAGCACATCAAGGCGGGCATCACCGGCGAAGGGACGGCGGACACTTCCGTCAGGATCTGGGCCGGAGCAACCCGGGCAAACAAAGGGGCCGCGCCCTTCCGGGTCTTGCAGAACGGCAAGATGTACGCAACAGACGCAGAGATCAGCGGCACAATACACGCCAGCGCCGGCGATATTGTAGACGTAGTTACAAAGCGCTTGCGCAACCCGTTCCGCGAGGTTACGGACAGCTTCGACGCAATAGACGATGACACCGTCCACAGCGGATCGCTAAACACGCACCTGGTCGGGACCCTTGACTGGACCAGCAAGAGCAGCGGCCGCCGTATGGTTCTGGCCGGAAGTTTCAGCATCACCGCGCCCGCCGGTAAATACTTTTACGAGAACGGCCGCAAATTCACAAACTTAGAAACAAGCTTTGAAGTTACGGAGCTTTTGGGATGGGGTACTACTTCCGGCTTTAGCGGCTGGATAATTCTAAACCGTTCCCTCTTCCAGACAAACAGAAGCTTTGGCCGTACTATTACGCCGCTTTGCTTTGGCCGCGTAAGCGGCTATTCCAGCGGGGCGAGCTTTGCAATAAAAAAGGTTTTCGACGGAAGCACGATCACCTGCGGACGCACCGGAACAGGGAACTATTATATACACGTTCCCCGTGCCTGGTTTGTAAGCGCAACCTATATTTTGCCTATTCTTGTAGGTTACGGGCCGGTCGCAGGCTCAACGGATGCCTGGTGCAAAGCTACGCTTCTAAGCATAGAACAAAGTACGTACACCGTAGAAGGCACGTCCCGGCAAAGCTATAAGCTAAATATAGGCGTTTCCGACGACGCCTCGGCAAACGACGGAAGTTTTTATTTCCTACTATACAACATGGCCCAGTGGGACGACTAAGCGAAAAAGTTTTTATAAAGTTTTCGACAAACGGCGTATTACACTAATACAATTTATTATTTTTGTTTCACTAATTAAACACGTAAGCACATGGGAAACACCAGAAGCGGAGAAATGCCCAGCGCCCAGATCGGAATCATGGGCGGAATAACGGGCCTTGACGGGGCCAACTTCAAGAAGGAAGTCGGCTTCAACCTTAAGAACGACGGCGAAGCGGCGGTCATCCTTGAAGTAAACCTTTGGGGCATGGAGCCGGGAACCTTCGTACAAACACGTTTTGACACCGGCTGGAACCCGGAAATTATCCGGGAGATCAAGCAGACCGCGCAAGCCGGGCTAAACCTTAAATTCGGCTATTAAGCCGGTAAGTTCAACCCTTAAAACCTTCAAGAAATGGGACTTTTAATCGGCGTAGGGAACAATAAGCCGTCGTTCCCTTATACGCAGTATTACGGCATCCAGAAGGACCTCAGCACCAGCGCCACGGCTTGCACCCGCGTAGGGGCGGAAGGCTTGCACCAGAGCCTGCCCATCCAGAGCAAGATGCGCCGCTGCTTGCTTGCAGACGACGGGACCGTGAACGGCTATTTACACGCAACGGACAGCACCAAGCTGGACACCGGCGCGGCCGCAGACTTGACCGGCGCGGCCGGCCAGGTTATGGTCGAGATCCCGAAGCACTACGTAAAATTTGAGCTTAACGGGACGGTCTTAACGGCCCTTTTCAGCGAATACGCCCTGCCGGGATTTATTGAGATCCCGAAGCACTACGTATCCGCCTACGAAGCAGCTATGGACCGCACAAATAGCAAGCTTTCCAGCGTAGTGAACCTTACGGCGCAGTACAGGGGCGGCGGCAACAACGCAAGCCGCGATGAGCAGGAAAACACAGACCTGGGCAAGCCCGCCACTTCCATCAGCCTCACGAATTTCCGCACCTACGCGCACAACAGGGGCAACGGCTGGTGCTGCAACGCTTACGGGCCGAATAAGGCCGTATTCTGGCTTTACGTTTGCGAATACGCGAACTTTAACTGCCAGCTTGATTTTAACGCCGCCCTTGACGCCAACGGCTACCACCAGGGCGGCCTGGGTCCCGGCGTTACGACCCTGAACAGCAGCAAGTGGTCCAGCTTCAACGGCTACAACCCGGTCATCCCTTGCGGAACCACCAACAGCCTGGGCAACGCTTCCGGCGTAGTTACGTACACCATGCCCGCAAGCTACGACGCCACCACAACCACCGTCCAGGTCCCCAGCTACCGGGGCATCGAAAACCCTTACGGGCATATTTGGAAGTGGACGGACGGCGTCCTGTGCAACATTCAGGCAGAGGACGCCGGCGGGAAAAGCTTGCTTTACGTAGCGCCCGAATGGAACCCGGCCAAATTCGCGTCTTCCATTTCCGAGGACTACAAGCTGCGCGGCGAGCTTCCGAGAACGGAAGGCTACGTTAAAGCCTTGCTTATCGGCGAACACGGCGAGATGATGCCGGCGAGCGTCGGCGGATCTTCCAGCACCTACGTAGGGGACTACTTCTATACAAGTATTCCCAGCAGCGGCGAAGCAACCCGCGGGGTCCTTTTCGGCGGTTACGCGTCTTTCGGTGCGTCTGCCGGCTTTGCGCGCGCGGATACGAACTACGCGCCCACGTCTACGAATGCGAACCTCGGCTCCCGGCTTTGCTTTATACCCGTAACGCAGTAACGCAGCCCGAAACGCGAAAAACACGTAACACGGCCGCCCGGCCCGCGCCACTTATCGTGGCCGGGCGGCTTTTTCCCAGGAAAAGGAACTATTTACTTCAAAGGATATGTACAATAACGGACAGGATGACGGAAGCCTGGCTTTCTTGCAGATAGAACCGGATCCGAATAACAAGCACTTCAACTGCGACACCGTAGAAATAGCAGGCGTTCCCGACTACAAGAAAGCCGTGGAAGCCCGCATCCGGGACAAATACAGCGAGAACAAGGAGCTGGACCTGATTAACAGCTACAACGCCGCCGCCCTGGGCCTTGACCCGGACACGGACGGCGAAGCCGTAGGCAAATACACCGCCTTCCTGCAGGACGTTCAGGAAATCAAGGCGCAGGTGGCCCAGGACTTCGAGAAATAAGGGAGGGCCGCGCTATGCTTGTAGAATTATTCCCCACCATTATACTGCAGCTGGTGGTCCTACTTTGTATTTACTTGCTTGTAGCCGTTTCCATCTTCCTGGACCTTTGGGCCGGGATAAGGAAGGCGAAGGCCCGCGGAGAATACAGATCTTCCGCCGGCTTCCGCAAGACCGTGGACAAATTCTGCCGATACTTTAACATGCTTCTGGCCGTTACCGTTATCGACGCTTTAGCCATGCTTATATGCGGGCTATTAAACCACGTTTACGGCTACCATATTCCGGTCCTTCCGTTCATAACCGCCGCGGGCGCTTGCTTTATTTGCTTTATTGAAGTTAAGTCCATTTTCGAGAAAAACGACAAAAAGGAGCAGGCGAAGATCCAGGCGGCCGCCGCGGACTTGCGACGCTTGATGCAGGAGGACGGAGCCAGGGACGTCCTGGCCGCCGCCCTTGCGATTATTCAGCAGAACAGGCCAGCCGGCGACGGATCCGAAGAAACAGCCCCTGCAGAAGTGGCGCAAATTCCCTAATTATGGCAGACGTAAATAAAATTATTCCGTTCATACTTCGCTGGGAAGCCGGGCTTTCCAGCAAGTACGCAGATCTGCCCGCAAAGGAGCAGTTCGAGAAAGCGAAGCTT